CAGATACTATAGATTTTAACAAGTCTATATTACAAAAGATTGTAGCTAAACATGGCAACATGGGATTGTTTGATGACCCAATGGTAGAGCTTATTGAAAATGTAATCGGCTATAGTAAGCTAGTCTTCCTAGATAGACATGGTAACTATCGTATCATGAATGAACAGAAAGGTTCATGGCATGATGGTATATGGTATAGTAATAATAGCTACAAGAAACCTGAACCAGTTGAATACACAGGATATGATTGGACTAAGCAAGGTACGCATCGCACTTCGCTGCCCATGGCAGCCAAGGACTCCTGCTCCCTCGCCTCTGGTGAATGGGTTATATGTAATGAAGACTATGACTATGGTATAGGTGATGATACAGTAACCATTAAGAAAGGTGAGTGGGTTGAAATAGAAAATGTAGATAGTAAAAGTAAAACTTGTACACTAATTACTGGTGACTACATGAACCCTACTATCTTTACTAAAGTACCTACATCTGTAGTAGAATCATGGGAAGATGCTGACTCTCCTAGTTACAATAAGACGTTTGACTTTTAATTAATAGTATGGTATACTATTTATATAAGGAGTAAATTATGTTAAGATGGTATATAGTAATAGAAAATGAAGCGGGTGATAAAGTAGAACTACGAGATGTCCCGAAAGATGTTGAGGTAGTTGTTGATGAATTTATACATGACATGGAGGGTAACTAATATGTATGGTGAACGAAGAGATTTATAATTAACCGAAGGAGAATTGTATGGAAAGGAGAGTTTGGAACAGAAGAAAAGATGGATACCTTCAAGCTCGTATTGATGGTAAGATGTGGATGCAACATCGATATGTATGGACGTACCATAATGGTGCAATACCTAAAGGTATGGTGATACATCACATCAATAGTGTGAAGGATGATAACAGATTAAGTAACCTAGCACTAGTAACTAAATCTGGTAATGAACTCAAGATAGATAGAGCTGGTAAAGGTTATACATATCAGAAAGATAGAAACAAATACCAAGCTCAAAGAAAAGTAGGTGATAAGGTAAGGAACTTGGGTAGATTTGCAACTAAATGTGGTGCTTATATGGCTAATAGAATGGCTTATGTAACTAAAGGAGTATAACATGGAACGAAAAGATGAGGCATGGATTAATCCACCAGAACCAAAGGAAGAATACGAACCAGACTATGATGCTATCAATGATAGAAAGAAAATAGAAGAAGAAGAAAGACAACAGCAGATAATAGAGTCATGCTGTCAACCAGGAGATATAAAATAATGCGATGCCAAGCATGTGATAAGAATCTATCTGACTTTGAGTCTACTCGTAAGCATCATGAATCAGGTGAGTTTGTAGACCTATGTAACAAATGCTTTGGTACTATACAAAGTGATGTCAATGACATTGACGAGCGAGAAGACTTACGTCATGTAGATGATGAAGACTATGAGTAAGTTTATTAAGTTAGGTCCGTGCCCACATTGTGGTTCAAGAGATAATAGGGCTGAGTATGATAATGGCTATTGGTGTTTCGGATGTAGTAAACTAGAAAGAAAGAATGATACACAAACACTACGAGAAAGAGTATATGGTACGCACACAACTAAAGCAGATAGCAATTCTATAATCACTACAATAAAAAACATACCACAGAATGCTATGCAATGGTTACTAAAATATGATATACGTCTAGATGAAATAGATAAATATAATATAGGATGGGAGCCTAACATGAATGTATTAGTATTAATTCAAAACTCTAATTACTGGCAAGGTAGAAACTTTGGCTTTGGTAATGCAAAGTATAGAAGTAATGGTATTAAACCCTTGACTATTTATGGTGAAGGTGATACAATAATATTAGTAGAAGATGTTTTATCTGCTATTAAAATAGCACGGACACATAAGTATTGTGCTTCGCCTTTGCTTGGTAGCTCGTTGAGCAAGCAAGCCGAATCACAATTAGTTAAAGAGTATAAACATATCTATGTCTGGCTAGATAGAGATAAGGCTAGTAATGCAGTGCGTATTAGAAATAGGCTAAGGTCTTTAGGTGTAACAAGCAGAGCTATTATCTCTGACCTTGACCCTAAAGAATATGATAAACAAACTATAACGGAGATAATAAATGATTGAAGAAGTAATACTTAATCTATTCTTAAGAGACAGGCATCTCTATGAAAAGTATTATAAGTATATTAACTTACAGTATATTAAAAATAACTTTACTAATCTTTACAAGTTATTTGTAGTGCTGCACCAACATTATGAATCAAGTAAAGATGTAACAGTTAGTCAAGTAGACTTTGAGTTAGTATACAATAGTAGTTATCTCTTAGAGAATAGCGAAAGACAAGAGCTAACTACCATACTAACTAGAATATATAGTTTAGAATGTGTAGAAACTAATGCAATTAAATATCTTAATGACCACAAAAAAAGATGTATAGCAGGTGAGTTAGCTAAGATAGCACTAGACGTAGAAGATGGTACAGCTAAGGCAGAAGAACTAACTAATAAAATGAAAGAGTTAGATACATCTGTTGATGTCAAAGAAGAAATTGATTTTGTTAATATGGATTTAGATTACTTATATGAATCTCAAATACAATCACCAGGGTTAAGATGGAGACTACCTTGGCTTAACAAATCATTAGGTTCATTACGTAAAGGAGACTTTGGTTTTATCTTTGCTAGACCAGAGACAGGCAAGACTACCTTCCTTGCAAGTGAGATAACACACATGCTTACACAAACTGATGGTGATATACTATGGTTTAACAACGAAGAACAAGGTAATAAAGTAGGAGTCAGATGTCATCAGGCTATGTTAGGAGCAACCATTAAAGATTTGTTTGGTAACAATAGAAAAGCTAACAAAGAAAAATATGAAAAGGTAACACAGAATCGTATTAAAATATTAAACTTAGAAGATAGTGGTAGTACCCAGCGTATAGAATATATACTTAATGAAACTAAACCTGCACTTATTATCTTTGACCAGATAGATAAAATACGAGGGTTCAAAGCAGATAGATATGACTTACAACTTAAATCTTTATATCAATGGGCTAGAGAGTTAGCTAAGAAATATGCACCAGTCATTGCAGTGTCGCAAGCTGGTGGTACTGGTGAAGGTAAGATATGGTTAACAATGGATGATGTTGATAGCAGCAAGACTGCTAAGCAAGGTGAAGCTGACTGGATACTAGGCATTGGAGTAGAACAAAACAATACAAGCAATCAAAGATTTTTAAATATAAGTAAAAATAAATTACTTGGTGATGAAGATACACTGCCTGACCTACGTCATGGCAATCAACAAGTTTTAATTAAACCAGATATAGCGAGGTACATAGAGATATGAGTTACTTAGTATTAGATGTAGAAACAACTATCAGTAATAAAGGTAATCCTTTTGACCAAACAAATAAACTTTGTATGGTTGGGTTACTCACGGCTAACGAGAAAATGATATACGATATAGAATACTCCGTTGACCCCTACAAGGAATCACTAAAGCAAATCCAATTAGCCGTGGATAAGTGCGATGTGCTTGTAGGGTTTAACATTAAGTTTGATTTACATTGGCTAGCTAGATATGGTATTACATTTGCTAATAAACGTATATGGGATTGTCAACTGACAGAGTTTATTTTACGCAGCCAGGTCAACAGTTATCCATCATTGGATAAGGTATCTGAGTACTATGAGTTAGGTAGTAAGCTTGATGAAGTTAAAGAAAACTATTGGAAGAATGGTATTGATACAGACAAAGTACCTAAAGATATATTAATAGAATACTTAGAAAAAGATATAGAACTAACTGAACAAGTAATGTCTATGCAAATGAAAGAGTTAGCCGACCAGCCTCAACTGAGGCGGCTAATCTCTTTACACAATCAAGACTTAATTGGTTTACAAGAAATGGAATTCAATGGTCTTAAGTATGAATACAATACATCACAAATTTTAGGAGATGAATTAGATGAACAAATCAGCAAACTTAATGAGAAGCTTTTTAGTTATCATGCTTACGATAATTTTAATCCCAATTCTGGGGAGCATCTTTCTGCTTTTCTTTACGGTGGGTTTATTAAAGAGCGTTTTCAACGCCCCATCGGACATTATAAAACTGGCACACATGCAGGCGAAGTTAAGTATAAATGGGATGAGCGACATAAAGAATTCCCACAAAAAATAAAACCAATAGCAGGTACTGAGTTAAAGAAAGAAGGTTTCTATAGTACTAACGAAGATACATTGCGTAAACTAAAAGGTAATGAAGAAGCTAAAAGTATATTGCAAACATTACTAACTCGTGCTACACTAGAGAAAAGAAAGACTACATATTACCACGGGTTAGTCAAACTAATTGATGAGATGAACTGGAAAAAAGATACTATACATGGTCAACTCAATCAATGTGTAGCAAAAACGGGTAGGTTAAGTAGCAGTAAGCCTAACTTACAAAACTTTGATGGAGAGATTAAGTCTCTCTTTACAACTAGATACGGAGAATAAATAATGGATATGGATGAATGGGAAATTAACATTAAAGACGCTGAAGAACAACAAGCACAAGAAGAAGCACATCAACACTTTACAGCACATGAGTTTAGTGACATGATACTATCTCTTGGACCTAATGCAGTACTGTCATTACTTACTGATGAAGCTAGGTCTGAGCTACGTAAGAGTATCATTATACAATATAACCACAGATTAGTAGAAACATCAGGATTATAATATGATACTTAACGCAGATGCAAAAGCTCTTGAATGGGTATGTGCATCCTTCTTATCACAAGATAAGACAGCACATCAAGAGATACATAATGAGATTGACCAGCATACTGACAATCAAAATAGATTTGGATTACCATCTAGATTAATAGCTAAGACATTTGTCTTCAGACTAATCTATGGTGGTAGTGCATACAGTTATGCTATGGACAATAACTTTAAAGATATTGGTAATGAAGACTATTGGCAAAACGTAATTGATGAGTTCTATAAAAAGTATACAGGTCTTAAAGATTGGCATGACAAGATATTTGCAGATGCCAAACGAGACCTTAGGCTTACTATGCCTACAGGTAGAACTTACTTATACCCTACAGAAATAAACAGTATGGGTAAAGTAAAATATCCACGCACCCGAATCCTCAACTACCCAGTGCAAGGATTGGGTGCTGACTTAATGGCTATAGCTAGAGTATCATTACGTAATAGATTAAAAGAAACAGAAGGTATTAAGATAATTAATACTGTACACGATTCAATTATGCTTGACTTTGACCCATCAATATGTTATACTAATAGTATAGTAGAAACAGTTAAGCAATGTTTTGAAGATATTCCAAGTAACTTTGCTAAGTTATTTGGTAAAGAATTCAACCTTCCTATGAGGGTTGATATACAACTAGGTACCAATTGGGGTAACCTAGAAGACGTAACTTAATCTTAAGGAGATTATACATATGCAAGTAAATGTCGTAGATGTATCAAGCTTGAACACTCATGCAGCAAAGAATGGTAGACAATACCAGTCAATAGAAATCATGTACAAAAATGATGCTGGTCAAGCTCAAAATAAAAAGCTAATGTCTTTTGCAAACCCTGCCGTATTTAAAGCAGCACAGACTTGGAGTAAGGGTGATGTAATTCATGTGTCAACAGAAAAAGACCAGAATGGATATTGGCAATGGACAGCAGTAGGAGATGCTAATACCACTACAGACAAACGTGATGATGGTACAGCACAGGGTTCTACTCAAGCCGCAAGCTCAACAGCACCTACTCGTGTGTCAGGCAGTAACTACGAGACCAAAGATGAACGAGCAGCTAGGCAAGTAATGATAGTCCGTCAATCATCATTAAGTAATGCAGTAGCGACCCTAGCAATAGAAGGGAGCAAGGCAACAGCTAATGATGTAATTAGTTTAGCTAAATTATATGAGGGATATGTCTTAGGTCAACAAGCAGAAGTATCTAGTATTGATGACTTAGCATCAGACATTCCATTCTAATGGATACTAAACTAAAGACGAATCTAGGAGCTTTAGGAGGAGTACTACTCTTCCTATTGCTCATAGGTTACTATGACAGAGATACTCCTACTCAGGTTCACAAAGAGGAGGCTATAAAGGAGCATGAAGAGTTTGTTACTTCTTTTCAAATAGTTGAAATCATCCCTGACTTACCAGTTATAGAAGGGTATGATAATCCTACAGTAGATGATTTACCTCCACTAACACTTGATGGTAGTCATCTTCCTATTATAGATGGATATGAACCTTTGGAAGTTCATGAGTTACCTAACCTAGAGGACTAGTATGCAGGCATTAATTGACCATGATTTAGTAGTGTTTAGATGTGCAGCGTCAGCTGAAAATGATAGTCTTAACATAGCAATCTATAGAGCAGAAGCATTGCTTGATGAATTGCTTACTAAGACTGGAGCAGATAGCTACCGTGCATTCTTATCAGGTAAGTCTAACTTCCGTAAGACTATCTATCCTGAGTACAAAGCTAATCGTACTACACCTAAGCCCGTGCATCTAGAAGCTCTACGAGAATATGCTCTAGACAAACAGAATGCAGAGTTGGCACCTGATACATTAGAGGCTGATGATGCCCTAGGCATTAATCAGACTGATGATACTATGATTGTATCGTTAGATAAAGATTTACTAATGGTCCCAGGTAAACACTTCTCATGGGAGATTAAAGGTAAAGGCTGGACAAAGCCCGATAAGTTTACTGAACAGACAAAGCTAGGAGGATTGAGATTATTCTTTGAGCAATGTCTTAAAGGTGATACTGCTGATAACATCAAAGGTATCGAGAAGATAGGTAACAAACGGGCTAAAGCTTTACTTGCAGATTGTGTTACTGAACAGCAGATGTTTGATGCTGTTCGTAATGCATATGGTAATGATGACGAGTTCATTATGAACGCATCAGTACTATGGATAATGCAGAATGAGGAGGATGTATGGAAGGACAGGTTTAATGCCTACGTTCAAAAGTAAACTAGAAGTTAAAGCTTGGGCAGTACTCAAAAAACATTTCCCAAGTGTTAAGTATGAACCTGATGTAATAGAATACATACAACCCATCAAGTCACGGAAATATAATCCTGACTTTCGTATGGCAAAGAATGTATACATAGAAGCAAAGGGTAAGCTTGACTTAGCTACTAGACAAAAGATGGTTTGGTTTAAAGAATGTAATCCTGAAGTCACCATAATTTTCTTGTTTATGAATCCCGATAACAAGATAACCAAACGCAGCAAAACAACATACTGGCAGTGGGCTGAGAAACAAGGGTTCATGTGGCTAGACTTTAGAAAGGATTGGATAAATGATTATAAAAAACTTAAAAGAAAGTAAAGATGGTAGTGTAGACTTTGATTTTAAAGTTAACAAACAAGAGACAGAGTTCTTGTTATCGTTTGCTATCAAAGCTCTCATGCGTGAGGGTATAATTAAAACAGCAGAGGAAGAGTTCGCTGAAACAGAAGTAGACCTTCCACTGGAGACTATGCAATGAAGAAACATTTAGTAATAGGAGATACCCAGGTTAAGCCTGGGATTTCCCTATCTTATTTAACATGGATAGGTAGGTACATTGTTGACAAACAACCAGATGTAATTGTAATGATTGGTGACTTTGCAGACATGCCTAGCTTATCATCCTACGATGTAGGTAAAAAATCTTTCGAAGGTAGAACATACAAAGCAGATATTAAAGCTGCTCACAAGGGCATGGAAGCATTGCTAGCACCTATGAAAGCACTTAACAAAAGACTAGCTAAAGCTAAGAAGAAGTTATACAAACCTAAGATGGTACTAACTATGGGTAACCATGAGCAACGTATTAACACAGCCATTGAGTATGACAGAAAGCTAGATGGTCTTATATCATTTGATGATTTACAATACAAAGAAGCAGGATGGGATGTAATTCCATTCTTAGAAGTAACTAGTATTGATGGTGTTGCATACAGTCATTACTTTGCTAGTGGTGTTATGGGTAGACCAGTAACATCAGCACGTGCTTTACTTACCAAGAAGCATATGTCATGTGTAGCTGGGCATCAGCAAGGACATGATATAGCATACGGTATGAGAGCAGATGGTAAACAGATGACATCTATCATTAGTGGTAGTTGTTATCTACATGATGAGTCATACTTATCTCATCAAACTAATCAACATTGGAGAGGATTGTACATGTTACATAATGTAGAGGATGGTTCATTTGATGAATGTGCAATACCATTACATTATTTAAAAAGAAAGTATAGGAAATAGCTTGACTTTCTCTGTAATATATGCTATAATATTATTATGACAGCAACTAAAAAACAAGTAGGTGGTAAACATTATACTAACTATAAGATACAACCTATAGAATTTATAACAAGTAATAACATTGGTTTCATTGAAGGTAATGTTATTAAGTATCTATTAAGATTTAAAGAAAAGAATGGTATAGAAGATATAGATAAAGCTATACATTACCTAGAACTTTTAAAAGAAATATATTACAATGGAAAAACTTAAAACAAAAAGAATTTGCAATAAATGCAAAGAACCTGCTAAAATCTGGGATAAAAGTCAGTGGTGGTGTTCTATTGATAGTAGCATGGGTAGTTACAACATGCGTGGTTATTGCATAAGGGAGAAAAAGAAATGAAAAATTTATTTACAACAACCATAGGTCATCTAGTTATAATAGCTGTTCTTATTGGTTTATATGCTATAGTGGTATTTACATTATAACAAAATAGGGGTAGCTTTGGTTTCGACAACATGTAACATTAATTTAGCATGTTGGACGCGAGTTCGATTCTCGCCTACTCCACCAACATAGGAGCAGATATGAACTATAGAAACCTAAATTTACAAAGGATTAATTATGCCAGGAACTAATGGTACAAATGATTACGAAATTCCTGGTGCAAAGTTAAAGACTAGTGTACCAAATGATAAATACAAGAAAGGGTGGGACAGAATCTTTGGTTCCAAGCCTAATGATAAACAATTTGATAAGGTCAAAAAGACTAAAGGTCGGTCATAACTATGGCTCTATCATTCAAAGAAGTCTGTGAAGAATTAACTAAGCTAGATGAAACAACTCTTCTTGAAGTACTTGACATTTCATCAGAAGATATAGTTAATCACTTTCAAGACAAAATCGAGGACAATCTCGAAGAACTATCTAATGATTTAGATGAACATACTAAACAATTAGACATATTTAACGAAGAATAACAGGAGATAGCATTGGATATTTACCAATCGGTAATAGCATCATCAAGATACGCACGTTTTATACCAGAACTTAAGCGACGTGAGACATGGGAAGAAACAGTAGACAGGATGGTTACATACCTTAAGTCTAAAAACAAAGGATTAGACAAAGAGTTTAAGGATATACGTGAAGCAATACTTAATTTAGAAATCATGCCTTCTATGAGGCTTATGATGTCAGCAGGAGAAGCATGTGAAAGGGACAACATTGCTGCTTATAATTGCTCTTATTTGGCTATTAATAATAAACGAGCTTTTAGTGAAACATTATACATTTTAATGAATGGAACAGGAGTTGGTTTTAGTTGTGAGAGACAAGAGATTAGTAAACTACCTAGCATACCAGAGGTACTTAGTAACACTGATGATACTATTGTTGTTGGTGACAGTAAGCTTGGCTGGGCGAAGTCGTTTAAGAAACTATTATCTAGTCTATGGGAAGGAGATATACCCAAGATTGACTACTCTAATGTTAGACCAGCAGGTGCTAGGCTAAAGACATTTGGTGGTAGAGCTAGTGGTCCAGAGCCATTAAAGAGATTGTTTGATTTCGTAGTAGAGTCATTTAATCATGCACAAGGTCGTAAACTAACATCATTAGAAGTCCATGATATTATTTGTATGGTAGGAGAAATTGTAGTCGTTGGTGGTGTTAGACGTTCTGCCCTTATCTCACTATCAAATCTTACAGATAAACGCATGAGAGAGGCTAAAATGGGTGCCTGGTACAATGATTTTGCATGGCGAGGGTTAGCTAATAACTCAGTTGCTTATACAGAGAAGCCTGATATGGAAACATTCATGGATGAGTGGGTATCCTTAGTTAAATCTAAGTCAGGTGAACGTGGTATATTCAATAGAGTTGCTGCGCAGAAACAAGCTGCTAAATGGAAAAGACGTGATGAAACATTGACTTACGGAACAAATCCTTGCAGCGAGATAATTTTACGTGATAAACAATTCTGTAACCTAACAGAAGTAGTTGTAAGAAATGGAGATACTAAAGAGAGTCTACTTAACAAAGTGCGACTAGCTACAATACTTGGTACATTACAATCTAATCTAACTAACTTTCAGTTCTTGTCTCATGAATGGACTAAGAACACAGTAGAAGAAAGATTACTTGGTGTATCACTAACAGGTATTATGGATGCTAAAATAACATCTAATCCTGACCCTAAATTTTTAGAGGAGATGAGAGACCATGCTAGAAGAACCAATCACAAATACGCAGACAAACTTGACATACCAAGAAGTACAAGTATTACGTGTGTTAAACCTTCTGGGACTGTTTCTCAGCTTGTTGACAGTGCTAGCGGCATTCATGCTAGGCATGCTGAGCAATATATAAGAACTATCCGTATGGATAAGAAAGACCCTATCTATGAGTTTCTTAAAGGTCAGGGTGTAACAGTAGAAGATGAGCAGTTTAGACCTGATTCAACAGCAGTATTTAGTTTCCCAATAAAAGCTCCTAAAGGTGCTGTTACTCGTAATGATATGACAGCCATAGAGCAGTTAGAGAACTGGTTAATCTATCAGAGACACTGGTGTGAACATAAACCATCAGTAACTATCAGTGTAAAAGAGGATGAGTGGATGGATGTAGGTGCATGGGTATGGAAATACTTTGATGAGATATCAGGTATATCTTTCTTACCTTATAGTGACCACTCTTATCAACAAGCTCCTTATCAAGACTGTACTGTAGAGGAATACAAAGAGTTACTTGATAAAACACCTAAGAATATTAAATGGGATTCGTTTATTGAAACTGATGATAACACAGAAGGTGCTCAAACACTAGCGTGTACAGGAGGTTCTTGTGAGATTTAGTATATACCCAATACTTGGAGTACATGTAGGCTTCGAGTTTACTGATGCAATAGTAGATGATGTACCAATAAGTTATTTACTAATTGATTTGTTTGTTATAAGAATACAATGTGCGTGGTATCCACAATGAAGTTAGCTATCATAGGAAGTAGAAGTATTGAAGATGATGCCTGGACTCTTAAAACCGTAGATAAGGCAGTAAAAGAACTTAATCCTACATGCATACTAATAGGTGCTGCTAGAGGTCCAGACAATGCAGTAAGTCATTATGCAGAGTCTCATGATATAGATTTAGTAAGGTTCTTACCTTATCATTTATTAGACCCTGTAGCTAACTTTGATAGTAAGCATTTCTTTATACGTACTAAACAGATTATAAACAATGCTGACCATGTATTAGCCCTTTGGGATACTAAAAGTCATGGTACACAGTATGCGATTAGATATGCTCAGAAGCTAGAGATACCTGTTAATGTTGTGAAATTTGTCTGGTAACAGTACACTCTTCTGTTATAACTTTAACAGCATCTTTATCATCTAATGCTAGGGGGTCAATATAATCCCCTCCAATTACTGCCATACATATAGCAACAACGTGTAGTATTACTGACTTACTTGTTTCCATTAATTATTTGCATCTATCTCAAGTTTAAAGGTAGCTCCCTCTCCTTCTGAAGAGCCTAAATGTTGAGCTACTTTTCTAACTTTACCATAGTTAGATTTTAAATCTTCTGCTTTTATATCTGCAGTAATAGTTTTTAATTTCTCTGATAACGGTATATTTTGTCTATCTTGAGGAGCATCATTAAAATTAAATCTATCAATTATATTAATTTTACCATCTATAACCTCAAAACTAAATTGTCCTAAAGTTTTTTTTACTCTTTGCTCAGGGTCTGTAAATATATCTGTAACAGAGCCTCCTCTTCTTTCAACTGATGTAGTACCTGAAGGATAATGTTTATATTCAATAGTACCTTTAGATTTACCTGTAGCTTTAATTCTTTCTGTTACTCTTTCTTTTATAAATTTTAAGTCACTCTCTTGAAAAAAATCTTTATCAAAAGTCATTTTGTTTTGTAACTTACCAGGAAGCAATGAATTAAAAACAACATCATTAACTAAAGCTTTAATAGGTGCAGGCGTAAATTCTTCTACTAAATTTCCAAATACTACAGGCATTACCATACTATTTCTCCATTAATTTTATATATTTATCAGCTAAAGGTTTTCTATTTTCCATACGTATAAATCCTTTTACAATATTATCTAAATCTTTTTCTGTATATACATCCTTAACTCCAGCAGTTTGTTGAACTACTTTTAAATACTTTTTAACATCATTCTCAGACTCAGGAGCATACTCAGCAATCATCTTACGTAAATCACCATCATGTCTATTAAGTTTAGTAGTTAAATCTTTTTTCATAGCTCTGATACCAGCTTCTGGTGTAGTAAATATTGCAAACCTTTGACGAGGACCATAACCTCCTTCAGCTAAACCTTCCCATTTTATACCTCTTTCTATATTTCCAGGATTATTGTATTGACTAATACTATAATCCCCCTCTACTTTTTTATTAGATGTAGCATTATCAGTGCTATTAGTAGGCTTACTATCAACTTTTTCATTTACTATTTCCTCTATCTTTGGTTCTTCTGGTACAGCAGTAGTTATTGCCTCAGACATTTCTTCTATAGGTTGTTCAGGTTCAACAGGGCTTGTTACTGCTTCTTCTACTACAGTTTCTTTACCTATTGGTTCTGGTTGTCTAGGACTTGATGTAGGTCGTTGTAACAAACCTTGTGCTTGTTTCATAGCATTAGCAGCTAATGATAATGATTTACCACTATCATGGTCTATAACTGTTTGTAAAATATCTCTACCAGTAGTCATTACTTTTTCTCTAAGTTAACGTTAGGAAAAAACTCAGCTAATAAATCATTAATAGTTTTACTTAAAGGCTCAGACATTTCAGAACTTTTTGCTATTTTATTATCTATTGTAGCTATATCAGTTATTCTTCTTAAAGAATCATTTACTTGATTTACTTGAATTGGACTTAATTCAGGATTATTTTCAGCAGATACGAACAATGTATTGTTTGTTCTGTTAGCAGATAGATTAAGTTCAGCATCTCCAATTACAGCATATAAACCTTGCCTTGTTGTTTCTGTATAAACATTTAATTGTTGATTTAAAGCTCGACTAAAGTTTTGGTCATTAACTAATTCTTTAAGCACTGGTTCAGGTATTGTATTTATAAATGGTCTAAGTTTTTGTTCTTGAAACTGTAACAATTTTTGTCCACTAAGAGAACTAGCTGGTAAAGTAATAGCAGAAGTATACATTATTTTATATGTATCTTGTAATTTACCATTCTTTTTTATATCTTCTACAGCATTTAAATGACTAGCTGTTGATATTTGCATAGGTTGAAATTCTTTATCTGGACCAACAAAGTTATCAGATATAGGGTCTTCTGCTGTAATACCTTTACTATATTTTAAAGCATTCTTAGTAACTTCTGTCATTAAGTTATTAAAACCTACTACATTTTTACCACGTAATTTATCAACTATAGTAGATATTTTAGTTACTGCCTCTAGTTCTGGTAAGTTAATTCTTCTAGCAACATTAAATTCATCAGATTTTAATTGTATACTTAAATGATTAGTTACCTCAGTAAGTACATTAGCTCCAGTTGCTCTCTTCTTAAATGACTCTTCCATTCTTTGTAAGTCTACCATTAAATTTGATGTTAATATATTACCTTCTACTGCATCTTTAGGTAAACTAGATATAATACCACCTAAAGAAGTCTTAGCTTTTACTATTTCAGAACTTGCTAAATCTAATTTGTCATCAATACTCATTGTAGTATTTTCAGCAATTAATTTTAATCTTACTTGTAGACCACCATAAATTACATTATTAGTTCTTTGAAAACCACCATCTTGTTTAAACTTTTGATAAGCTATTTGTTTTTGATTTTCATCAGCATTTTTTAATTGTTGTACTACAAATTCCATTCTTGTTGTATCTGCAGTTATATTTTTTATTCTACCATAATAACTTGCTATTGTATCATTATCCATACCTGAAGTATCACCTATATACTTCTCAACTTCTGTTACCATTTCATTTCTTCGTGCTATCATTGCAGTTTGCCTAGCTTTTAGTAAAGCTGAGTCTGATGCAATAATATCATTAACTCCTGTAGCACTAAAGATAGCATTCATTTTAGTAGATATTTCTTCTTGGTATGCAGGGTTATTGCTAGTTAATTCAGCTGCTTTAGTCATCATCCTATGTTTCATTTCCCCAGGACCTATCCTACCTTGCTCTTGGGCTAATTCTAACTTTTCATTTAACATATCTATTTCTGCTACAATAGTACTATTACCTGCATCTTTTGATAAATCATCTTCTAATCTTAATTTACGTTGAGCTAAATCATTTGTATATGTTTCAGAACCAGTTAGATAGTCTTCAGATAATTGATTAGCTGCATCAGTAGCTACATTATCTATATACTGGTCTTTAACTTCACGAGCTTTTTCTATACCTTCTGTAGCTAACTCAGCAAAAGCACCTAAGTTACTAAACTTAGCAGTTAAAGCTTGAGGAGTTGTATAAGTTAAACCAGGTGAATTTGGTTTTATTTTATCAGTTCTAAAATCCATTTTATCATTAGTTGCCATTAGAAATATTCCTTATTTTTTAATCGTTCTTTTCTGTACTCAAGTACATCGTTTTCTTTATTAGAAGCATTAGTCTGTTTCATAATCATAAGTATATGGTCTACACCTTCTTTTTGAGTTTGATTACCATTGTTTTTAAATATCTCTTGTAAGTTTTCAAACTCTTTTATTTTTTCAGGAGAAACTCTTTGAGTATTTGTTGCCTGTTCTACAGCTTTAGTATAAATATTATCAATTAAAGTACCTGAACCTCTACGTTGATACTGTGTCATTAAGTTTAAAAGGTTAAATGCTCTTTCTTCAGATAAGAAATCAGACCCAGTTAAAATAGCTTTTAATCCTCTATGTACCTCACCTATTTGTTCTACTGTTGGAGTCTCACCTAAACTTAATACCATTGCTTTATAGTATTGTTTTGCTAATTGTTTATCTGCTTCTTTAGCATCTTTAGCATTAGCAAAGTTTTCAAATATTAATCTTTCTGCTTTACTTTGTACAGAGGTCCAACCAAATAAATATTGTTCTGCTTTAGTATAGTTTTGTCCAGATACTTGCCCTAGTTTAGAACGCTTATCTCCAAGCAAAGCTACAGTAACAGCTCTTGCTAATCCACTTGTAAGACCTGTAAGCTTAGCTAATGCTTTATAAGAACCTAATACTTGTTCTTCTGTTTGAGTAACATCTGATATAGCAGGAGACCAAATAGCTGAAAACATATCAGTTACTCCATCTTTACCAAATATATCTTTTAGTAACTGACCTGAAGGACCAAATGAAACATTACCACCTTCACCATCATTCATTATATATCTATATATTGCACCATAACCACCAAAGGGCATATCAGCACCCATAGGTGAGAACCTTAAATTAAACTCTAAGTCTGACCTGAGTAAGTTACCTTCTTCATCATATGTAGGAAATGCAGCATCAGCCATACCATTTATAACTATATTAAGTAAAGATAAGTCATCTAAGTCATTTACTATTTCTTGTCCTTTCTCTTCACCAAATGCTTGACTAAATAGTTCTAGTAATAAACCTCCCATACCATACCAAACACCACCTCTAACTCCATACACCATTGTATTCCAACCTGTTAGAGCTGCCATTTGTTTAGGATTAAATGGAGTAGCAGATGTATTCCATAGTCCTTCTGATGATTTAAATATAAAGGAACTAAACTGTGCAAAAGTAGCTAGTATAGGTACACGTTGTATACCCATTTCACCATACTTATCCATAGAACCAGCTAACTTACGAGCACCTGTATTAATTTCTTCTAATGCTTTAGCGCCTCTCCAGTCTTTACCTGGATTTTTTTGTACCCAATCTATTCTAGCAGCCATCCAAGTATTAATCCTACCCATTAACTCACCTTGTTCAAAACCTACCTGACCTACTTTCTCATTCATTTTACCAAATACTCTAGTATCTCTACGAGACTGTAGTTTTTTAGGTCCTTGACTAAAGAAGTTTTTAGCAAAGGTATGGTCAGCTATATGAAAGAAACCTGAGTTTTTACCATTAGCAATAATTAAAGCTAAATCTTTTTTAGACAAGTCTAGAATATTATCTGTTCTGCCTAGTATACTAGCATCATTTTCAAGTAACCAATCATATCCAGCACCCAGTTCTTTAGCATACTTTTTAGAATTTATATTATTTCTTGTTATCATATGTACTATGTAAGCAGACTGACTAGCTGTTGTAATATAGTTGTTTAATGTTTGTTTATTAAATCCTGCATAACCGCCTACTGCTAGATGTCCCCATGAGTTAGCTGTTTGTATAGCCCAATGCCACCAGGGTATTTGCCATTGAATTTTTAATGTAGATGTAGTTCTCATTAAAAAGTTATGAGCTAAACTAGGTCTTTTAGATATTGCATATGTTGCAGGTAAAGCTTTTTCAATAGCTTTAGATATTATAGGCATTCTATCTTGTAAAGTTTTTGCTTTTGTTTCACCATACTCAGCAAGTCTACCAGCAATTTTTTGCAAAGACCTACCTATCCAGTTTGGAACATGTCCTTGGTCTAGTACCATAATTTGTTGTAGTTCTTTATTTGCATTAGCTATTATTGCTCTACGTTCTTTAGGGTCTAATGTATCTTTCCATTGAACGTCTGCTACCATACTTCCTACTTCATCTCTAGACTTAGGAAATTCTGTTAAACCACCAACAATTTTATCTTTATAAGTATCTATCCATAATTGTTTATACTCATTTAATAGTGGAGCCATATAAGCTCTACTACCATTAGATTCTGTTGCCATAACAAAAGATGCAAAAGTATCTTCATAAACAGCTTTAGCTACAGGTAAATCAGTTCTTTGTTTTGATGATGACATAGCTTCTTCTCTAAGAGCATTAGCTTCTAGTCTATCTCCAGACCTTAATTCATCAGCTATTCTTATTTCAAAAAACTGTCCATCTGTATTAATATTAGACTCTTTAGCCCAAGCATCTAAGTTATTTCTTAACCATCTTTGAGCACCTATTTCTGTTGGAGCTACTGCAATAGCTCTAGCATAACCACTATTTTGCATTTCAAGTATCCAAGATTCTCTAGTACCACCCTCTTGTACATGCTTTTCAAATGTTCTACTAATACCATTAACAGTTACTTCCTTAGGATACATTCTTACAAAGTTAGTTCCCTTCATAATAGATGGCATGTGTCCTGTACGACTTCTTAAAACTTGTTGTGGTAAAGCTTGTGCTTCTTGATTTCTAAAAATACCATACTCAAATACACGACCTTGTGAATCTGTATAGTTTTTAGCAAGTCTATATATTACTATATTTGTATTGCCTTTTTCATTGTGTAAAGTTTTTTTATTTTCTAATACAAAGTTAGCTTGTGATGTAGGACTTTCTACAGGTCTACCCTTTTCAAAATCCCATACCTCTCTTGGATGTACTTGATTTAAATTACCAGCTTCATCTTTTATTTGAGGAAACTCAAAGTCATCTTTAGCTACTACTCGTTGTGTAATAGGTTTACCATTTTCACCCATCATAGGATTACCTTGAGAATCTCTTTGAACAACTACAAAAGATTCTTTATACCCAAGTTTAACTAGTCTATCAAGTTCAAACAAGTTCTCTGCTTGAAATCTAAATCTATTTAATCCTCTAGTTTTAGTAATAATATTTTGATATAAGTAAGCTGTTTCTAAAGGTAAATCTGGTCTACCTAACATTGTTGTTATATCATCTATAGTTAAATAATCTTTATAGTCTAAAGATTTTTTATATAGTAAAGCCATATCATTTCTACCTGACTGGTCTAATTTATTAATATCTTTTTGTAAGTTTGTTAAAGTATCTTTAAACCAAGCTTCACTACGTAATCCAGCCATTTGCATTTTAGATTCAAACTTAGCATTTATAGCACCAAACTGAGCTAAACCTTTCCATAACCAAGTACTACCAAATAAAGTTTGTGTAAATAAATTACTTCTTTTAGGAGGATTATTAAAACCATCTGTTATTTGTCTAGCTGAGTCATAGTATTCTGCTTTTCTATTAATTCTAACTCTAAGATTAGGTTCTTGAGATACTTTACCTTCTAACTCTTTAGCTACTTGTATTTCTTTTTCTAGGTTTCTAATTTCTACTTCACGTAACCCAGCTCTTACTTTAGCTACTCGTAACCATTTTTTAGGAGTAACTCCTTGTAGTTCAGCTTCAGCTTTAACTCTTTCTTTACTAAGTATAATCTTTCTAGCTGATGCAGACTCGGCAAGTAAATTAGTTTTATTAGCTTCTAGGTTTGCTAGAGAATCTACTGCTTTTCTAAATAATGGATATTGTTGTAAAGCTTCAATACTATCAAAAGTTTTTCTTACTGCTCCATTACCATCTACATGTTCTATAACTAACTGAAAATCTGATTTACCTGACTCTTTAATCTTTTCTAAAATAACAGTAATTGCATCTGATGCTTCTGCTACACTCTTATAGTTTGTTCTATCATTCTTACTAAATACTATAGATGTATCTAAACCAGTTCCTGTATCATAAAAAATACTATCTGAGTTTCTTTGATATATATCTACACCTGCAGATATATCATCTAATACATTATCTGTATCTCTAATCCATGCTTTTCTTTTTTCTGGAAACAAATGTCCTTCATTAGTAAAGTAAGATTGTTGCATAGTTCTATAGAGTTTTTCTTGTAAACTCCATTCATGCATATCTAAATGCCTACCTTTATTAAGTATACCTCCAATGATAGGAGCAAAGGCTAAACCTATAATTGATGTTCTTTTAACATCTACTGATGCTGCTATTTTACCAGAGTAATCTGCTATAATATCTACAGTTAGTTTATTGCCTTTTTCAGAGTTAGCTATTCTTATGTTTTGATAAGGACTATCTAATTTTATATTATTAGTTTCATTAATTACATTAAGAGGAGATATAACATTTCCTTTTGGTTTACCTGGTTCAGCTGCATCTAAAGCTTCTAAGAACCTAGAAACTGTTTTATCATATCCTGCTTTATCTAAATCATATCTTCTTTTAGTAGTTCTAGCAATAGACTTACCTTTTTTAGCACCAGCCAAAACAAAGAAGGATGCTATTTCAAGAGGTACTTTGGCTGCTTCTGGATTTGTTGAATTTATTTTTTTAGCTACCCATAAAAAACCTTCATCAATAGTTTCAAAAGTACTCATAGTAATAGAATCTTGAGTTATGTAATTATCAAACTCTTCTTTAGTAGCTACTAAGCCACCCACTCTCATTACTGTATGCCAAAAGTCTCTCCAATTAAGAGCTATATCACCTACTATACCTACACCTTGATAGTCATTTAAAAAACCATATACTTTTTCAGGCTCTTGAGCATATAATTTTTCTACATACCTTCTCATCTCAGTCATGTTTTTTATAGCTCTTATTTTTTCATCATCAGTTAAAAATAAGTCACCAAAAGCATCTAATGCTTTACTATCAGGATTAGCTCCTTCAAGTCTAGCTATTGGAGTACTACCTAATATACCTATATACATAGGTAATTCAGCAATAAAAGCATTAAATAGTTGTGTTGCATTAACACCTAGACCATAGAAAAACCCATCATTTTCTTCTAGTTCTTCATCTGACATTTCAAAAAACTTAGTATACCCTGGACTTAAATCAGCCATAGCTTTTAGTAGTTTACTTGCTTGAGAAGTGTCTACATTTACTCCAGGATTATTTTCTGAAAAGTACATCATATTTTTACGTAGACTATGACCTACTTTTAAAGATTCTTCAACTAACTTTTGTTTATCCATACTCATGTATAGATTTTCTATTTCATCATCTGTGCTAGTTGCTGCTTCTTCTGCAGAAATAGTTTCAACATACTTATCTCTTATAGACATAGGAGGATTATATCCATAAGTATATGCAGTTAGTAAACCTTTTTTATCTTCTGCAGAAATTTCATCATCATCTATAAGAGCAGTAATTGTTTGCTTAACAGATTCATCTTCTTCTTGTGCAATTTGCTGTTGAGTAAGAGCAAGTAAAGAAGAGTTACCCATTACAGCATACTCTTCCATTGTTTCATCAAACTTATTCATAGTATCTTCTGCATTTAATTCAGCAGAATAATAAGCATCATGTTGTATTTGTTCTAAATCTTCTAGACTAGTAACAACACCTGCAGAATAAGGAGGTATTTCTTGCCCAGGTACAAAACCATTGTCTATTTTTTCTTCCATATTTATCCAAATATTTTAGTAGCATTATCAAATATACTATCGCCAAGAACAGCTACATTTTGCCATCCTCCACTCTTAGCTTCTGCTTGAGCCGCTTGACTTCCATAGTTAGCTGACATAGTATTAAATCGTGATATTTGATTACCTACGTCTTCAGCTACATTAATATTACCTAGATTTTGTGATGCTTGTGTTCCTAGACTACCAACAGAACCTACATAACCTGATGTACCACCTGCACCAACTGCTGAACCATAACCACCACCTACTTGTGCTTGTGCTATTCTAGCAGCTCGTATTGCTTGATATCTACTTCTTTTTTGTAGTAACTGATTATATTTATTTCTAGCAGCATCAGATTTATTTTTAGCTTCTATTTGTTGTCGTTGATAACCTGATTGTTGACTAGCATATTTCATGGATTGAATACTACTTATTCCTTGCATAGCTAAACCTCCTGCACTCATCAGAGTGCCTGCAGATATACCTGCCCCTGCTGCTGCCCCTGCTGCTGTACCTGCTGCTAAATAGTTAGCTGACATTGTAGCATAACTAGCACCACCTGCAGTTGTACCTGCTGACGTAAGATAAGGTCCTCCATAGTACATAGCTACTGCTGCGGCTACATAAGGTGCTACTTTTTTTACTGCTTTAACTGCTCCACCCATATTATATCTCCAATACTGTTAAATAATTTAATAAACCATCATCTGTAAGTAAAATACCATTTGGTACTGGTTTAGCTCCAAATACTATATTAAACTTTCTTTCTTTCTTTGTTTCACATATACCAAAAACTCTTTTAATACCTCTGTTTCTAAGTTCTTGTTTAACTGTTTCTAATCCTTTTAAATATCTTTTAAACTTATTATGACTCCATGAATGACATTCTATATGCATTATCCATTCATTCATTTCTTTACTAAAACTAATACCTATAAAGCCATTGTCTGACTCATCATATAACTTTTCCATATTACGGAGTTGATAGCATAGTTACTGGATGTCCCCATCCTAATAACTTCATGTCCTTACCTGCTTCTGACCTAATATATAAACTTAAACATTTACCTGAACCCCTAAGTTTATTTTTAGTTACTACCATAGAGTCACCACTATCATAAGTATCACCTACTCCTGATGGTGTATAGTTTCTTAGTATTCTATATGCTTGAAACTCATTACCCCATTTACCATTAGCTGCAGAATTAGACCAACCCCATTGTGCTTGTACTTTACATGAAGATTGATTCTTAAATACTAAGTCACTACCTGATGCTTGAAAACCATCTTCTGTTTTTTGTAAATAAAAGAATAAATAAGGTACTTGTTTTTCTTTCATTATATCCCCAAACAATTCATATCCTGTATAAAGGTAACTAGAGTAATCTACTCCTACACTATCTTTAGTTTTCCAATCTAAGAAATCACTACCATTATATTTAGATAATGTAAATGATGTTCCTACAATAGTAAGAAAACTAAACTGTTCTGTTCTACTTGTAGCTACATCATCAGGTACTACAACTGTATTTCCTGCAGTAACTAACACAGTAGCTGTTCCTGCTACAACAGATTCTGCTCTAGATGATACTGAGTATCCTGGCATTTCTACATAGTCTGCTACATAAGGTGAATCTGAAGCTAAACTAGATAATTCATTTTTAGACCAAGCTTTTAAAGTTAAATCATAAATTAATTCTTTATTATAACTATTAGGATAGTTAGAAGAAGAGTAGTCTGTACTATCATTATATAAGAATCTAACTCTATTTTCTTTTTCATCATAGATACCTTTACAGAAATCTTTAGCTACTTCAGGTATGTTAAGATATAAATCTTGTATTGATGTTAATGATAAAGATTCTGCTGCAAATCTACCTGATGCTGTGTCAGGTTTAAGTAAGTATATACCAGCTTTAGACCAGTAAATAAAGTTACCATTTACATTAACTACAGATTCTCCATTAGTAATACCATTAGTAGATATTTTACTTGCTTGGAAAGATGTAGCAATAAACCCTCCAGTATCTCCATAAACCTCCCACACGCCATTTTCTGCAAAAATTAATACTGAGGCTTGGGAAGATATAATTTTAACAACACGAGTGATATCTGGTATTTGTATTGAACCACCATCTGTGTCTATTAAATCATTAATACCTGGGTCTGTTGGGTCAGCTTCTTGATGACATTTACCTAAATCATCATCTGCTTTAATAACTTTACTAAAGAAAATATAACCTGAATAATTAGGAGACCTAATATCTGGTCCAGTTACATTTGAGTCAATTCCTGAATAAAATAATCTTTGTGCATAAGAAGTAATAGTACTTATGTTACCTTCTTCTCTATCAGTAGGTAATCCAGAAGTTACATCTGATTTATTCATTCTACCTACACCACGTTCAAAAGCATCAATAATAAAACTACCTTTAGCTATTTGATAGTTAGAAAATGAGTTCTTTACTAATGTATCTGGGTCATACTTTTCATAATCAGCAGATGAAGCATTAGATATTTTACCTAATGTCCAGTTATCTGCATTAGATGGATATTGTCCTATTTCTGTAAATGTATAATCAATTGCATCAGCACCAGTACTTGTTACAATATTTTTATTCCAACCTTGATTACGTAAATTATATTTGTGTTCATTACTTAATGTAGTAGGTCTAGTATCAAGAAGTAAAGTATCGTCTACACCATATATATCTCTTATTTCTAATTGAATAGTTGATTGAGTTACAAGACCAGTAGCTTTAGCATAAGTTAATAAAACAGGTCTAGGTAAATCTTTAGAAACAATAACACATTTATTATTAATAACAGAAGTTTCTATTTTACTATTACTTAAAGAAGCTATAGTAATAGGAGAACCACCATTCTTAAGGTTAGCAGATGGGGAATCTGTTAATAGATTCATAAACCATATCTTATCTTTAATACGAACAAGACCTAAGGATACTGATGTATCTCCATCAGGACTTTCCCATACATGAAAAGATTGCTTACCTTCTTTAATATCTGTAGCAGTTAAACCTGTAGCTGTTAAAGCATAAGAAGATTCATAGTCGACACCTAACCTTCTAGACCTTGAACCATCACGGTTAAGGACAAAATTAGCTTCATCTATAGATGCATTGTCAGGAAATGTTAACTGATTAGCTTCAGTTATTAATCCTTTAACAAACGACCTATAGGCTGCTTCCGCTTTCTTTGCCATTTACTTCCTCTTTTAATTTTTTCTTAGCTAGTCTTTTTTCTGTTTTAGCTTTAGCTTTTACTCTTTCATCTACCTGTTCTTTAGGTTTTGAATTAGCTAAATAACTAGCAACTGATGTTTCCATAAATACCATTGATGTATATGTACCTGTTAACTCTTTTGGTATCTCTCCACCTTCACTCCACTGAAATACATAGTGTGCTGTGTTAGGTGCAATAACTGCTTGTAAATCCATCTTACCGTGAGTCTTCCAACTCTTTTTGACATTGGTCATGTCTATCTCCTTATTTTACGTATCTACCTCTGAGTGTTCCTGCTCTTCTCATTCCACCCATACCTGTCATTGTTGGTCCAGCTCTAAATCTTTTTGGAGTTTCAAAACCTGCTGGTGCTTTTGTTGCTGCTTTTTCCGCAGTTGTTTTTAACTTGCCCTGTTTATTTTTTTGCATACCACCATATTTAGTATCTTCAGTAATTTGTCTTACATCACCATAATTACCTTTAGGTGCAGCTTGCCTTTTTTTTGCTGCTCCTTCACGGTGAAAGTTAGCATCACCATAAGGAGATTTTGTCATATTTGTAGGTTTATAAACTGAAGTATCCATTTTAGCTGCTTGCTTAGCTTTGTCTGCATTTGCCATAGCTTTAAACATACCACCAGTAGTTTTTACCTGTTCACCTTTCATAGTACCTTTAACACGTGTTTTCTTTTTTTGAGTACGAAACATACTTGTAGGTTGTTCGGCAGATAATATACCTTTCCAACCTCCAGGTATAGGTTGTCTTTCGTCCATTGTAAGTTTCTTTTTTGGTTTTTTTTCTAATGGTCCAAATTTTGCAAGATTCCTTTTTGTTTCCAGTCTCTCTTTTCTAGTCATGTCGTTTTCCCCTTAGTAATTTAGAAGGTTTAATAAAGTCTTCTATTGTTTTAAATTCTGCCACTATCCTCTTCTCCTTTTTTTTGTTTTAAGTTTTGCTTGTTTAGCTGTTTTAAAACCACTTACTTGTGGTTTAAGATTAAGACTCGTAAATGAATTAATTTGAGAAGCCTTGGTAATAGACAACAATTTCGCAACTTGTGTTTTAAGTCTTTTCTTTTTCTTTCCATATTGTTCTGCATGTATAAATGATTTAGTATTCTGTGTATTGAAACTCAATATTTAGACCCTCCTGTTTTGTTAGCTGAATGTCTACCATAGTTAGGGTATCTAATACCTTTAGCAATCTTCCAAGCATCTTGACTCATTCTACGTCTTTGTGTTATAGATATCTGTTCTGCTTTTTGATTAGCCATTTGTTTCAATGTTAAGAAACAAGCAGACTTAGCTTCATTAAGTAAGTATGTAAACATCTGTACTGGTAAGTCTGGAGTAAATGTATCTGACATTGTAAAGGCTACTGACCTTTTACCATGACATTGTGTTTTAGAATTTTGTAATGTAGTATCTAATGCACTTAAATAAGAATCCATAACAATATTTTCATCATCAAAAGATGTAAAATACTGTGGACATTTATCATTAAGTATGTTAAGAGTAATACCAGTAGTATCTGTAACTTTGTAAATATTAGTAGCAGTGCTATCTCTAGCATCTAATATATCCATAAAATCTTCTGGTAATTTATATTCAATAGATTGAAATAAATCTTTAGCTATAGCTGTTTTTTTATTATTATATTTAATAAATTTTAAATCAATAATATCATCAGGTAATCTCATATGAGTAGGTCTAGTATCAGTACCACTAGCTGTTAATTTAAAAAGCTCATATAAAAATGCATAGTTCTTACCATCAATAATATTGTAGTAAGTAGTCTTAATTATCTGTGCTACTTGTAAAGCTTCTACACTATCATTAATGCTATTGACATCATCTGAATCCATGTCAGATAAGATATCTTGAGTCATTGCTAGTAAATTCATTTTAGCCATTAGACTACTCCTAATACTCTTAAAGATAAACTAGCGTATTGAATAGTAGCTGATGCACTAGTTTTAGATTTAACTTCTATATAATCATTAGTAGCCATAGTTGTACTTCCAACAACTGTAATATTTCCCCAATCACTTGTTGTTGTAGTTCTTATACTTCTTGAGCCTGCTATTTCTGTACCATTTTTAAATAAGGCAAACTCTACATTTTTATTACTACCTGAAGCTTGATTACAAGCCATTGCTAAAGTAATTGTAACATTCTTTGTATCTGTACCATCATACCTAAGTCTAGCATTAGGTGATGTTTGAACTGTAAAGTCTGATACAACTCCACTAACCCATGTAGGGTCTAGTAATACATCTGATGTAGTATTAGCTTGTGTGTATGTAGGACTAGCTGAATTAAATGCAATGTAGACATTAGCTACTGCATTAGGTGCTGTCCATGCACCTGAACCAGAACCATTAGCAACATATACAGTCTTATTAGAGGCTGCCGCTACTCCCTTTGGTTCATGTAGGTCACTACCTGTAATAAGATTATGTTGTATTGTCATAATGTTTCCTGTATTAAATTAGGGGTAAGCCCTCCTAAGAGGGCGTTACCGAGGTATTACTTGTCGTATGCGAATTCTACGACACATCTTGCTTTACCAGCAGTCAAATCGTCAACTGACTTATCTACGATAAGTTGACCTGGATTTGCACCGATGCCTTTACCAACTAATGCACCAGTACCATTAACAACGTCGCCATCAGCGTCGATAAGTGCACTTTCTGCATTAACTGCAGTAATTAAACCATCTACGTCGATATCAGTTCCATCTTTCTGTTCAAGACCAACTGTTAAGTCAGTAGTAGTAGAAGTAGATGTAAATGCTTCATCGATATAAAGAGTAGCAGACACAATAGATGCGTTTGCTGGAATTACTTGTGGTAGATTGCTGTTAAGAGCAGCAGGCAAATCATCATATGAGAAGTGCCATTCTGCGGACTTAACTACGCCCATTTTAGTAGACTCTTGACCACCATATTTATTTTTAGTAGTACGAGTACCATAATGATTTGCAACGCCCCTGATAGGAGCTAATTCAATAGTCATAACTTTTCTCCTTAGTAAGTTGCTTCATCAGTTAATAGAACGCCTAGTGTATCAGCACGCTGAACACCAAACCCGAACCTAGAAGTAACCTGATATTTATCAGCTCTTTCTTCTTGGTCTCTCCAACCTTCTGTTTGCGGAGCACGTCTCCATGCATGCATAACAGGCTTACATGAATCATCTGCTACGCACATGAAGATGTTAGCCTTATCACCAACTTCAGCTGTATCATTAGCTAGGTCATATGCTGCACCGTTAATAGCTTCTGTTGCTGTAAGTGATGGTAAGAAGTTAGAAGTATAAATATCCCAACCCATAATGTTTCTTACGAAACGGTGGTCTCTAGCAAAACCTTCGTTAAGAACACCTTGGAATTGCGGAGTGTTATTAACTACAGATGTTTGTGAGATTAATGAGTTAAGAGTTGCTTCTACGATAGGGTCAACAATTGCAATACGACCTGATGCAGGTGCATTAGCTTTGTCAAACGCTAGTTTCATAGATACAAAGTCAGCAAGAACAACATTTCTTGTTGCTGCTCCAGAACCACCAGCTACCCAACGATGTGGACGACCATTAACTAAGTTAAGGTCTGCTGCTGTTTGTCCGCCATTAGCTACGGCTAAACAACGTCCTTCGTGGTTTTCACCAAGAGCACGTGTTGATTCCATAGCTCTCATAGCCATGAGTGTATCTACTTGTGAACCATCTTCACGTAGGTCATCAGTAACTTTCCAAGCATCACCGATATAATCAGTAATAGATAGAGTAATGTTACCAGTGTCTATGTTAGTAAAGTTCAATGGTGTATCTTCAGCTGCATCTTGAAGTGTTACAGTACCAACTGTTTTAATGTTTAGTGTTGTACCTGAACCGAAGTCTGTTACATCACGATACATTCCTTCTGGAAGAAGGTAGTCGTGTAAGTTATCAAGAATAAACTGAGAATACTG